TCAAGAGCAAAAATTTGAACAAAAGGAAAAATATGATGAATCAAATATCCAATCCAGCAGATCGATTGAAGATTAAGAAAATGCTTGCTGAAATCAGCAATAGCATGACACGTGTTGATGCTGAGAAAGATCTAATCCGTGAAACAATCAAAGACATGTCTGACCAGTTTCAACTGTCTAAGAAAACTTTAAACAAAATGGCACGTGTCTACCATAAGCAAAACTTCCAACAAGAAGTTGCGGGACATGAAGAATTCGAAGCACTCTATGAACAGGTTGTAAACAATGACTAAGTATACTCTTGGGGTTCTCCCATTTATCTTCATCATTTCTTTTGTAATTTTGGTGATTGTTCTGGCACCAATTGCAGCCATCTGGTCGCTTAATACCTTGTTTGGTCTTGCCATTCCTTTTACGTTCGACACGTGGATGGCTGCATTCTTTCTCTCCGCTGTTTTCGGTGGTGGGGTGGGTGTTGCATCAAGAAAGAAATAACCCTATTCTTTGTAAGTGTATCCAACAAAGTGCTTTACTTTAATTCATCGATCAGGTATAATTATTACTTAAATGGAGATTACTAATCTATGGCTAAAATGAACACTCAGGAACGTAAGCAATTTGTGCTAGACCAAAAGGGATCCGAGCCGATGATCAACATCGATCGGTACACATATTCTTTGATGGCAGCATTAAATTACTACAACGAACAGCACGACAACAAAGAAAAGCGTAAATGGGCATTGACTTATGTAGCAAAGACCGACAAGAAACTTGCTGTTGAGTTGGATAAAATTGATGCTGATTATGAGTTTCGTTCTTATGGCACACTTGCCAGAATGATAATGCGTGGCTCACAACTTCTTGATAAAGAAACCATGTGGATGACTAATCGTCTCAGTGAACTCAAGCGATTAATTCCTGCGCCTGTGATTGTAGCCGACACTAATAAAGCGCCAGTGAATGTGATCTCTATACAAGATCGTATCGCTGAGAAAGCACGTGAGATCGCTGGCGAAATTGATGGTGGCATCGATGACTTCGTTATCGCTGGTTGCCCAAAAGATTTTGTTCTCCCAGTGTCAATCAAATCATTAAACGCACCGATCGTGAAGCACTTGATTGCAAATTACACTAAACAAAAGCAAGAACTAGAAGAAGCACTTGCTGGTACCGATGAGCAACTTAATGAGGGTTACAGCAATTTCACTAAAATTCAACTCAAGCGATTTATTGCTTTGCTTGATACAATCGTTAGTGATGCTGAGCAAGTTAAGAAAACTGTTTTCCGTAAACCACGTACTCGCAAAGTGAAACCAGCTGGTGAAGTTGTCAAGAATATGAAGTTTAAAGCCAGCGACGAAACCTATGGCATCGTTTCTGTGCAACCATACAAAATTATCGGTGCATCCGAAGTGTGGGTCTTTAATACTAAGTACAAGAAACTGCAGGTATACAAGTCACTCGACAATGACAACTTGACTGTCAAGGGAACTACTATTTTAAACTACAACACAACGACATCAATGTCTAAGACTTTACGTAAACCAGAATTGGTGAAAGGTTATGCCACTATGGGTAAACGTGCACTGAACAGTGCTTACAAAGATCTTAAGACTAAGCCCACTGTTCCAAATGGTCGGGTCAATGAAGAGTGTGTTATTTTGGCGGTATACTAATTATGATTCTTATTGACTATTCGCAAGTTGCTCTGAGCAATATTCTTTCCTTCCAGCGTGAGTTGAAATCTCAGACACCTGAAGAGGTGAAGAATCTTATTCGCCACGCTACTCTTTCTACGTTGAAGTATTACAAGAAAAAGTATGGTAAAGAATATGGCGACATGACAATTTGTTGTGATGGGCGCAACTATTGGAGACGTGAACACTTTCCACATTACAAAGCAAGTCGAAAGAAAGCACGTGATGCCAGTGATTTAGACTGGGGATTAATTTTTGATACGCTGAGCGAAATCCGTCAGGACATCATTGACCATTTCCCGTACAAGGTTATTCACATTGATCGTGCTGAAGCTGACGATGTTATTGCATCCCTTGTATACCTTACCGATGAGTTTGGTTCTGAGGTAGCTGGTAATCCAGTAATAATTATCTCAAGCGACAAAGACTTTAAGCAACTACACACTCTTAGCACAGTGAAGCAGTGGTCGCCGATGCAAAAGAAGGCAGTTGTCAGCAAACATGATGAGATTAAAAATCAAATCATTGAGCACATTGTAAAAGGTGATGCTGGTGATGGTATTCCAAACATTTTGAGTAAAGATGATTGTTTTGTTCAAGGCATCCGACAAACACCAGTGAGCGCAAAACGTCTTGCTGAATTTCTCGAGAAGGGTATAGATGCTTGTCGTAATGATGAAGAGAAACGCAATTGGCAAAGAAACCAAAGTTTGGTAGATTTCAAACATATACCTGAAGATCTAAAACAAGCAATCTGGGATGCATATATAAATAACAAACCGAAAGGCAATAAAGGAACTGTTATGAACTACCTGATTGCTAATCGGTGCAGATTGTTACTAGACGATATTGAGGAATTTTAAAATGGCTAAACGTATACCTGATATACTAAAAGAAATAAATGAGAAACCTGAGTTGTTGAAAACTGTGTACGCAAACAATGGGGCACTGACTCTTTTGTTTAAGCATGCATTTGATGAGCAACACAAGTTTGTATTGCCTGAAACTGATCCACCATACAAAGCTGAACATGCGGATCATGAAACAATGTCTCCCACGAATTTGTATTCAGAACTAAGACGTCTATACGTTTTCACTAGAACTGATATATCTAAAATTCGCAGAGAATCTTTGTTCATTCAACTGCTAGAGGGTGTGGCTCATGATGAAGCGAAGTTATTGCTTGCTGTAAAGAATCAAGAACTACATAAATTGTATAAAAAAATTACTAAAAAATTAGTCACCGAATCGGGATATTTAAATGGATAAAAACATAACAACAATAACAAACATAGAAACAGGACTACATGCTCCTGCGGAAATCCGACAATACAACGAAAAGCAAACGATGGCTGTTGTATACAGAGAATTTGAATCAGGGCATTTACGTGCGCTTGAGTTTGTCTGGAAAGATGACAAGTGGATTTCTAGTGATGGCTTGTATGAATCCGACTACTACTTCGACAAGACAATGAACGAAGTTACCAATGTTGTCTCGCATCCACGAGATGAGTAATGTTATTTGTCCCTTCCCTCCAAAAAAAGAGGGGTATGATTTAACGACTCTCAGTGGTCAAACGAGAATCAATGTTTTTTTTCCTGGATTGACCGCTGGCGAGACGCTGGTGGTCACAACCAAAATAGATGACATTCCTGAGGTAATACGTAGCTTCAATCACAAAGTAGCGGTATTTGAAGCGCTGAAGAACTTGGATGACCAACGTGCTAATTTCCAAAAGGGTGCATGCTCCGTGGATGGACGATTTGGAGCCGATGGAGAGCCCAAAATTCACATACAAATAGGGCTGGCTGATCCTGAAAATTGACCCCTGTAAGGACTCCAAAACTCCTCCAAAGACCCCTAAAACCCCAAAAATAACCCTACTTCTAGTAGGGTTTTGCAATTTAGTGCTTTACTTTAATTCAATAATCGTGTATAATAGTCTTATGATGATTGATAAAGGAAATGAAATGAAAGATCTTAAAGCATACGTTGACCAGAAAAACAGCTGGAACGCTATCTTCGGTAAACGTGCCTATGACTTAAACGTGAAGGAAGATCGTCAATCGATCGCTTCAATGATTGACTCTGATCTCAGCCCTGAGAATTTGACATGCGATGGTGAGTTGCCACGTAGTCAGGTTCAAGCAAGATACAAATCTCTTACCAAGAGCGCTGAGCAGTTGTTGAAGTTAGATCCGTCTGTTACATTTTATGAATTCGCTTGAGGAGAAAACAATGAAGGGTTCTATACGTATGCTTATTGGCTTTCTGTTGGTTTTCGGTGCTGTCGGTGGTATGGACGCTGGTCCCGCTGAAGACTTTTACTATCAGATAGTGATGGCTTTTGTTGGTCTGGGATTTATGTTCTCAGGTGTTCGTGCTATGAATCGTTTTAATTAAGGAGTTATCATGGGATACTTTTCAAATCTTGAAATTGAAATTCTTGACCTCTATGAAGAGGGTGTTGAACCTACTAGTATCGCCAAAATTACTGGCGCAACTCTCACTAATGTGCTTGAGGTAATCTCGAACTTCGAGAATGATCAATACGAACCAGTTGAACCTGATGACAGCTACGCTGATGGTGAAGCACTTGCTTCAGCTGGGTTTGGTACCGATGAAGATTATGGTTATTATGGAGATGACGAATGACAACACCTATGGTTGATGAATATTCAGAAACAATTGTATATCGTGGTGAAACATTTGACCGCACTCACGGTAGTCCCTTTGATCGTGGCTCAGCCGATAGTCACTATGGTCGCCCAAAACAACCACATTGGTATCCTGAAGGATCTTATCGTGGTAAACGCATAGAAGCAGAAGATATGCATGGCATTCAACTGCGTGCGTATGCTATGGGTTATGAATATAACGAAGAATTTGGTGATAAGAAAAGTTGGGATTGATATGACAAATCTGATGGATCGTTTTCGTAAGACTGACATGACTGAGCGTGATCTTGATAATCTTGAGTTCTTGCTGTCTGCGTCTAACAAAGTTATCGGTGACTGGTTCAGTAAAATGGAACAGGACGATATTGACTATGCCTTTGAGTTGCTTGAATTGGCAAAGTTAGAATTAGTTGATCAAGCAACTGAATTGACAGACTTGAGCCAAGCGCAAGATGTATTGTCAACAATTATGGAGAAGCGATAATGTCTAATTTGTTTGTTGGTTTCATCTTAGGTTTTATTGTAGCAACAGTGGGTGTATCTACATTTGCTGGCTACCTTGACACCAAGGCTGAACAAGCAAAAGTAATTATTAAGGAGAATGTGAAGTGAAGTTTGTATTTGTTATACTTGTACTGGCTATCTGTGTTGCTTTAGCAGGTTGCGGTACTGTCGGTGGAACTCTTGCGGGTGCAGGAGAAGATCTTAAAAAAGCAGGAGAGTGGGTTAAATCTAAATGAGGAAATATACTATGAAGAAAAGTGCATTAGCAATGGCATTGGTCGCTGTGTTTACAGTTGGCTGTGCATCCAAGGGTTCGCCCCCAACACCAGTGAAAGTTGAAAATAAGTTAGAGTTGAAACCTGACATTAAGAAAGCTGAAGCAGAGTTTCTTGAGATGTCTGGAACTTTACAACTTCAATTTTCTGAAGATGGTGACTGGGTTGTAATTAAATCATCGGGAACAGCCCCAATCAATTTTAACCACCCACAAGGTCGTGAAGATGCATTTATGCTCGCTACTATGAGAGCCAAACGCACGTTGATTGAGTTTCTTACCAATGATGTTAAGTCTGGCAAAGTTGCTGAGAACGTAACCAAAACAGCGATGCGTGATATGGTCACAAACAAAAACACAGAGGATCGTCGACGTGATTCTAAGAAAGAAAATGACTCACTATTCGGTAGCGACAATGACACCACAGGTGGAATGTATAGCGAAGAAGATCGTAAACGTGCCAGCAAGATTGCTCAGTCTGTGACTGAAACAATCAGCGACAACTCTCAGTTTATTCTGAAGGGCGCATATGTTGCTAATCGTGTTGTTGATCGTGATACAAATATGGTGTCCGTAACCTTGCTAGTATCCAAGAAAAGCATGAACGTGGCATCACAAATTCGTACGCAGATGAATGGGTTCTAAGTGAAAAAAACATTACTTGCTCTTGCGCTTGCTTCCTCATTCGCCTTTGCGGATGAGGTGACTGTAACAGGATATGGTAGCAACTATAATGCTGCTCTTGAAAATGCGAAGGTTGTTGCTCTTGAGAAGGGTGCGAGCACCTTTATCATTGCTGAATCAAACGCAAGGAATGGTAGAGTAGAAGAAAAGATTGACCAGTACAGTGGTGGTGTGATTAAATCTTACAAGATTATCAATCACTACGCAACACCACTTGGCTATGAAGTTGTTATCGTTGCCGATGTAGTGCCTAAAAACAATACACGCAAACGAACTTCAACACCACTTAATCTTGACTTTGAAGAGCATGACAAACGTGCTCGTATTGTGAATAGACTTGATAACATTGGCACAGCAGTTTATGCTAACATTGCAACACCAAACACTAAGATTGGAAGTTACGAAACAACAGTTGCGACATCTATAGAGTTGACGTGGCAACCGAAATGGTTGTCTGATGTGAAGCAGTTTACATCAACGATTAATGAACAGGGTAAGACTACTAGCAACACACATGAAAGTCTTGCTGGCGCAGCAACGACAGCGTTGATTGGTGTTAATCCATTGCTTGGAGCAATCGGATGGGAAGCGATGAAACCTGCGCCGATGAAAAATCAAGATAACATGATGGTATGCTTTGGCGCATATATTAAATCCAGTGTTGATTGTTTTAATCTTGATGTTGATATGAGAATGCCAAGAAACCCAAAGATAGTTGTCGTTGGTAAAGTTCAAGGTAATGACATAATTATACATGAGCAATATCTTGAAGACTCTAGAATGTTTCAATGGGTCAACGCAGGTGATGCCAAGTACAATAGGTTTTTCCCAAAGTATAAAACAACATACAATCAACCTGCGCTTGTGATTTATGAGAACGAACGACACACTATACCAGTCAAGTTCAACATAAGCAACGATCTTGCCAGACAGTTAGAAAGCACACAAGTTTATCTTAAATAATGGAGAAAATTGATGAGAGAATATTTTAAATATCTAAATGAATTGCGCAACAGCGGGACTACTAACATGTTTGGCGCTGGACCATACCTTCAAGATGAGTTTCAACTGAAC